AGAAGCTTGTGTGTCTGCAACGTTAGCAGTGCCCACACCCTTTAATCCCATCACAACTGCACCAGCGGCGGAGTTGCCAAGGATGGTATCCAAGGTCAAGTTCTTACCGACAGTCGTCACCAAGTTTTCAATAGGGGCTTCCCATTTGACTTGCCCATCAGCGCCGTAGCAAACTGCATGATATACACCACTAATACCCATCTCATCAGAAGGCGTAGTGTTGTATTTTGTAATTGCTGCTACTTGATCGGTAGCGGTGATTTTGTCCAAGCTCATGTGAGGCTCCTTAAGAGATGCGGATTAATGCGTTTTCCGGATTGTTTGTCGGAAGTTGAATGGTAAAAGATTGGCCTAACATGGTCTGATCCACACCAAAATTAAGCACGCCAACTGATTTCCCCGCCTTGGTAGCGTTGTAAATCAATGCTCCACGCGTGGTAAATGTTGCGCCTACCCATGCAGGATTGTCAAAACTAACATATGCCACCCCTTGTGAGAGAAGGATAGTGATATTTGTTAAAACCAGACCCGGAGCGGTGTATCCTGTTCCAGATACCTCATTTGTGCTGCTGTAGATAGTTGTATTGGGACCTAGCGTAGCAGAAGAGGTATACAACGCAATACGAAACGTATCCGTTGCAAAATCATGCACACCTAGCAACAACTGCTGCTTAAAACTATCGGTAAGTCCTGCTGTAATCATTTATTACCTCACAGGCAGTTTAAGTTGACCGTCGCGATAAGCGTCACCACGTTGCTTACCATCACCCAAGTTCTTCAAGAGCATCAATGCTTCTTTGTACTTGGTATCGTACAAAACCATCATATCCTGCTCGCCCTTCATGTATGTGTAGGCTTCCACCAAGCAACCATACAAGAGTGCAGAGTCAAAGTTATCGCCCAGCCACGTTGTTTCCGCAGTCACAATGGATGGTGGATAGTAGTAGTAATGCAACTCAGCGTAGTAATTTGCATCAGGCGTTGGTCCTAAAATGAACGACAACTCAGCGTCATTTGCGGACTGTGGGCCAAAGATAGCGTAATACTTAGGAAGTGCTACATCCCGGGGGTTGGGGTACACCTCACGAATAAAGTTGACATCTTTGTTCAACAAGTACGTGTAATCGCCTTGGAACGTCACTGCTCCTGACACGGTGCCACTATTGGCCACACTCAGTGTGATAGTGGTGCCCACAATCAGTGTTACCACCGCTTCTGTACCAATACCTGTTCCAGCAGCATACTGACCCACAACAATACCCGAGGCGCTGGCTACAACAATCGTTAATTGACCAGCAGTGCCTGTCGCAGTCGTGCTGACAAAGGGATAAACAGCCAAAGAATAGCTGGATAAATAATCGTTAGGGCAAGCCAAATATTTGTTGCCAGAAGACAAGACTCCCGTAACGTTCTTGCGCAAATTGGCAATCTGAACCGAATTGTAAATGCGCTGCTCTGCCTGCTTTGTAAACGTGGCTAAATCAGTGGCCGTAAACCCCTGATTTTCGGTGTAAGCAATGATGGCAGCTTTTAATTCGGTGTATGTCATGTGATGCTCGTTGTGACTGTTCCAAGGACTGCTTGAGCAGTCAGTGGTTTGGCATAAGGCATCGGCATCATTCCGATACTAGCAAACGAAGTATCAGCCGTGAACCCGACGTAGACGGTAACCCCAAGTCTACTCTCTGGACGAGGTTGTTGCAAGGCCTGTGGCTCATTTATCGAGCGCTTTGGCTCCAACTGTGGATGCTTAGGCTCATAGCACTCAGGGCAGGTCTTAAAGCCTGTCCATTCCTTGGTAAGCGTATTAAGTTTGTACCGTTGGCCACACCTGTCGCACAGCGCAATTGCAAATTTGCCTGATACATAGGCCATGGGTTACCTCTGTGTATACGTAGGTACCACAAAGAAGCCCGAGCGCTCACGGTCCTCTGCTGCTGCACGCATAAACTCTTCTTCGTACATTTGCTTGAGCAGCATGACACGGTCAGGTGCTTTTTTGACAGCCAAATAGTACGCCAACGCTGCCGCTAAACAAGGCAAGAATCGGAAAGAGATGTCAGCAGTGTTAGTAAAACCGCCCGCGTTGTCCATGCGGCGAATAGCGTAGTAGACAAAAGTCCATGTCTGCGTTGCATCCGGCGCTGGGTACAAATACACCTTAGCCGGCACTGTGCGCTGAATGTAGTACTGCGCAGGACGTGACTGGGTCAACTTGTTAGGCACATGCAGCCACTCAGCGCGGCCTATACGGTCAATTGTGATGTCCTGCTGGGTAGACTGGCCTGCATTGGTCCGAATCACGGCTGAGAGGCCGTCAATCGTGTCCGCGGGTAGGTCATACTCATACACACCGGGAGTCAGCACCTGTTGGCGCTGCTCAATTGTCCAAAGATTCAATCCGCGGTTAGCCCATTCTGCAAAGATCAAGTTGACGGAGCGAAGCGCCGTCTTCATGTCGTAACCGTCGCGCACCTCAATACCGCAGCGCTCATACGCCTCAGCTATGAGGTCGTCAAACTGCAGATCAAAATCGGATACGCCGGAAACAGCCATATCAGTAGATCATTGCTGTGCGGGCACGGGCTGCGCCAACACCACGGACGGCAACTTTGTCGCCTTCCATTTTCTTAACGTTTTGGTTCAAGGTTTTACCTTGTGATTGGCTTACGCCTGCAACCATGCCGCCTTTAGCAAAGCCCTTTTTAGCAATGCCTTCGCCTTTTTTTGCGAGTCCGCCGTCTTTATATTTCATCATGCTATCCTTTTAGAGTTGTTGCCATTAAACGATCTAACTTCTCATCCAACCGGTCTAGTCTATCCAAAACACGATTGATGTCTGCATGGACTTCGGCTTTGGTCACATATTCCTTGGCAATTTCTTCGCGGGTGCGATTAATCAAGATCTGTAGACGGTTTATTTCTGCTGCTTTATCGCGCAGAACCCAGCCTACAAACCCTACGCCTGCCGTTAGGACCATGTTCCAAACAATGCTTTCCATTTAGCACTTCCACTTCTTCAGGCTCTTGTTAATCCTGCTATCTGGATCCTTGGCTGTCTTCTCGCTTGTCAACTTCTTTTTCATGCCTTCCATACGGGCACAGAATGAATCTTTGCGAGGACCTCCCTCTGGCTGCGGGGCCTTTAATCCGGGTTTACCCGGATTGGCCTTGTTGTAAGAAGCACGGCCCTTGGCGTTTAATCCGCCACTGGCACTTTTGCCCTCTTTCCGCTGCCAAGCAGGAGACTTAGCCATTTCAGTACATCTTGCAGGGCTTGTTACGAGCCAAACCTACGCCACGCGGCGTAGTGGAGCCAGAAGAAGCCACTGTTTTGCGAGGGGTCTGTTTAGCACCGCTTTTGCTCATGTCTTGCTTCTGTGCACCGGGCTGAACTTCACCTTGGTACTGATCATCTGCCATTTTTGCTGCTCGTCCCATTTTGGACTCCTTATCCGTAGAAAATTGTTGTGTGAACATCGGCGGCAAGAAACACCCGAATACCGTTTCGGGCAACGATGCCGTCACCGGGTATAACAACTGTGTAGGCGGTTGCATTGGAGGCATCTGCCTGCATCAATACAGTGGTGTAGATTGTTACGCTACCACTTGCTGCGCCACTGTTTGCCACAGTGACCGTGAATGTGTTATCGCCTGTGACAGTCACTTGATAGGGGTTGTCCGCCAAATCCCAATCCAAATACACCCACTGACCTGTGGTCAGTCCGTGATTTGCGGAAGTAATCGTAGCGGTGGTAGTTGCCCGTGCGTAAGTACCTGCGGCAGAAACATTGTCCACAAACGTGGTATACCCTGTGGCAGCACTGAACGGGAAAATTACTGCGCCTTTTAGACGCACACGACCGCCGATCATTAGACCAGAAGCGGAGGCATGCGTCGATCGTACGTCATATTGAATCATAATTAATCTCCTTGTAAACGGGGGCCGAGGCCCCCTAGATCAATTAAGCAGTACGGGTAAACACGTAGGCTGTTGCGCTGGAGAACATGATAGTGAAACGGGCAAGGCCAGTTGCACCTGATGCAATTGTCAAGTCACCAAAGCTGCCTGCTGTATCAGCAGCAGCGCTAGACAAAATACCGTTGGTTGCAACAGCCATAGTGACTGTGCTTGCGCCAGCGGTGTTGTCAACATACAACTCCAACACGGTACCGCGAGTAGCACCAATTGCCGCACCCAACAATGTGCCTGTAGGCAACGTGATGGTTGTAGAGGCGGCTGACGTAGAAGTGATGTAGCCAGTTGCAACTTCTGCTGCAGTAGCTACAGCCGTAGCGTTAATCGCAGCAGTTGTAGGGTGGTTTTGGTTTCTGTAAACCAAGCTTGTTATGCTAGTAGCAGCGCCAAACGTAGCGTTGACAGTGACTGCGCCAGTGGTAGCGCTTTTTGTGATGGACTGGAAGCCATTCTCGGAACGAACTGGTCCATTAAACGTGGTAGATGCCATGATTTTTCCTTACATACAAGTTAGGCGCATCAATCTGTATGTCGTCAGCCGGGACTGTTTGATGCACCGGATAGACCCGGAGTGAATGCAATATACAACAAAAGAAAAGGGGGCACAAGGCCCCCTTCACATATTTCCGAAGAAATATTAAGCGCCGGGTGAACCGTAAGCGCCACGTGGGTCAGACCAGCCGAAGCTGTAACGCTCACGAGCCTTGTAACGAACGTTACCTGTGTCAAAGTCGCCTTCAAAGGCTGTCTTGATAGGTGAGCGCTCGAACATTTTCAAGCCGTTAGGTGCATCAGTGATGATGAACCAAGCGTTGACGTCTGTCAGGTAGTGGTTGACAGAGTAGCCTTCTGGGAGCATGCCCATAGACTTGATGGCGTTGACATCATTGTCAGCAGTGCCAGTACGCAAAGTGCTCTTCATCAGGCGCTCTGCAGTGAACTGCAGTTCCTTAGGAACAATCATCTTGCGGCCAGTCAAAGCGACCTTCAAGCCACGCTCGTCGATAAACGCTGCGATGTCAATCAAGGCTTGCTCCAACGATGTCTCGTTCAAGTCTGCAGGCACTGCGGGAGTGTTTGCATAGTTGGAAGACAAAGCAGTTGGGTGAGCTGTAGAGAACAATGCAACGCCGTCGCCGCCGGCATAGTTGCCGCCAGTGAAACCGTTGTTCAACACAGAAGCAGCTTTTACTTGCTTTGTGAAGCTCATTGAACGAGCCATAGCCTTGGTGTAACGACCTGACAAGCGGTCATACAAGTTATCTTCCACAGCTTCCTCTGTCAACGCGAAAGCCATAGCAACGGTTTCGTGTGTGTAGCGGGCTGTGAAGGATTCCAGTGCTGTGTCGTACTGAACGCCGGCACCCTCAGTTTTCACTGGAGCAGAACCGAAGCCAGTCAACATGACCTCTTCTTCAAATGCACGGTCAGAAGTCTCGATAGAGAAGATCTGCTCGTGCTCGTTTTCGTAACGCTTGTACTCTAAGCCGAACAATGCGTTCAGGCCGGGCTCAAGTTCTTTTACTAGTTGGGAACGTGTAATAGCCATGATTATGCTCCGTCAGCAGCAACGCCGGTACTACCGTACTGGTGTTGATTAAGTTTAACAACAACCACAGCGTATTGACCCAATTCATTGTCAGGCTGATCGCTCAAACCAACAATTTTCATAGTCAATGCAGCAGTCTTCGCGGGTGTACCCAATGTACCGTTAGAAATACCAGTCACAGTGCTACCAGTTGTGGAAGCAGTAGGATCAGCATTCTTACCGATCTCGGCTTGAGTAATAGTACCCGCAGCTTG